GAATCGGCGTTCTGGATCCGGACGGTCGCCGGGTGATTGCGGTAGACTCCGACCTCGGAATTGGCCGGGTCCACGCCGGCGACGGTGATGCCCGGCATCCTACGTCCTCACGCCCAGTCTCACCCGCTTGAGCTCCTCGGTGGTCCCCCCGGTGGCGACGATCCGCAGCCAGAACTTCCCCTCGCCGCCGCCCGCCTGCATGACCAGGGACCCCGAGACGTAGTCGTTGGCGAGGTAGGCGGTGCAGGTGATCTTGACGTTGTCCACCGCGAGGATGGTGGCTTCCTCGGTGATTGTGGGGTCGTCCACGTCGCGGATGAGGATCTTGGCGGCGTTCGCGAACCCGAGCGCCTGGGCGTTCACGAGCGGGATCAGCGCGGGGTTGGTCTGCGAGTCGCCGGCGGCCCCCGTCGAGACGTCGAACACCGCCGTCCCCACGGCCCGAAACGGCAGCGTGGTGCAGACCTTGCTGCCGGCCGCGTAGACGTTGCTGGTAGCGCTGCCGAAGACGACCGTGATCGAGGTGGCCGTGCACGACTGGATGTAACCCTCATCGATGGTGTCGGCGTTGGCGATGAAGATCTTGGTGTTGGCCAGCCACTTCGAGGTGTCGATGTACCGGACGTCGATGGTCTTGGTGGTGGCGTCGATCGTGTGGCTGCCGATGGTGTAGGTACGCTGGCCCTTGATCGGCCGCCAGTTGCCGTTGTCGGGATCCCCCGCGTCGTCCTTGGTCATCTCCACCTGGGTGTTGGAGTCGGAGGGCCAGGCGGCGTCGGTGGTCTGGCCGATGACGTAGACGTAGATCAGATCGTTCGCCTGTGGGGTGCCCGACCAGGCGGCCGTGGGGATCGTCAGGCCTCCGCTGGGGGCGTTGAAATCGGAGCCGGTATCCCCCACCCACCCCGAGTTGCCGAATGTCGGGTGGAGGTCGGAGGCGTTGTCCTTGTAGGCCTCGGCCTTGACCTGGAACGCGCTGCCCGAGGTGAACTTGATGGTGTACTTCTGGCTCACCGAGGCCTCGGCGAGGATGACGTGGTCGAGGACGCCGCTACCGGCGTTGCCGGCGTCGGCGACCGGCGTGCTCCATTCGGGGCTGTCGTCCCAGACCTCGAGGTGCGCGAGACTCCGGCCCCCGAGGTTCTTGATCCGGCAGGCGACCGGGGTGCCGATCTCCCCGCGCTCCACGGCCCCGAGGTAGAGGTTGCCCGTGTCGATGTCGATGCTGTTGTCCAGCATCTGGGTCAGGTCGATGTCGCCGTTGGCCTTGCAGGCGAAGAACTCGATCGGGAGCAGGTACTGGAAGCTGAGGTAAGGATAGTGAGCGGCGTCGCCCTTCCAGCTTATCTGCAGGAGGTCGTCCGTCGTCCCGACGAACGTCTTGATCGGGTGCATAGCGGCCATGAAGGCGAGATCGTCGCCGGCCGCCAGGTGGTAGGCAAGCTCGTTGGTGACGTCGAAGTCCCACCATTGCGCCGGCGTCGCGGGGTTCGCCGGGATGACGAGCGTTGCAAACGGAACCGGGTGATGGTCGATGCCCGGCACCGGCGAGTAGATCGAGGCATCGCCACCCCAGGGGATCACCCCGGACACGTCCCGGTAGCGATAATTGACGTCCACCCAATCGGGAGCAGTCAGGAGACGGAACAGGCCCTGCGTATGGCCGGTGAGGTTCGCCGTGTAACCGTAGAGCGGAGCAAAGAAGCGTAGCCGGACGCGCACCAGGACGGGCGAATGACCGAGGACCGCGCGCAGTTTGGCTATCGCGACCTTGACGAGCGGCTTCTCTGCGCTCGAGTTTGGCGACATGAGGCACTTGAAGTAGAACCAGCTTGGGTCGTATTGGCTCGTTGCCGTGGAGTTACTACTCGACCCGTCCACGATAACCGACCCCCCATAGATCCGCGCCGCAATGAAGTCGGCCTGCTGTGCGGGGTAGATGCCCCAGGCGAGGTTCCTCATGTGGTGAGCCCCCTCGCCCGCTGGATCATCTTGCGCATCTCACCGGCCTCCGCCGCGCCCGGCAACTTCCAGCGCACCCAGAAGAACCCCGCGTGGCTGGCGGTAATCGTCCCGGAGGGCTGCCCCGACTCGGTGAGCGTGAGATCCTGGTTGCTGTAGGTCCCGGGGGAGCCGCTCGTGTCGGCAGCGAACTCCACCCAGTTCCAGCCGTCGGCGACCTTCAGGGTGAGCGTGATCGCGCTCGGGTCCACGACGGTGTCGGCGAGGATGATCTGGAGACCCTGCAGGAGGTCGGCGCCGTCGTCGTAGCCGTTGCCGGAGCCGTATTCGTAGACCTCGCTGCCATTGAAGATCGCGTCCTCGATGGCCTTGTTGCCGTTGACGTAGACGTCGGCGGTCTTCTTGCCGGTGCCGCCGGTCTTCCAATCCTGGAAGGTGATCACGAGCGTGCCGAGTGGGGCCATCTTGTGGCGCGTCGGCGAGCTGTGAGGCTTGATGGTCTTGACGAGGATCTCGTAGCTGGTGCCGTAGAAGTAGAGGCCGGGCAGGGAGTAGAGGACGGTCATCTGGGCCGGGGAGTCGCCGACGTTCTCGCAGGCGATCCGCAGGCCCGTGGTGTAGAAGCCCGATTCCACGACGCCGAAGTTGAGGACGTCGGTGGTGACTCCGCCGGCATCCATGTAGGCGCCGACCGAAGTCTTCCACTGCCAGCCGACATCGCAGCTCGCGCTGAGGACGGTGCCGACGCCGGGCGGCAGGTTGCGGTTGATCGTGGCGCCGTCGGCGGTCGCGGTGACGCCGGTCATGTCGCGGTAGGGATTCTTGGTGTTGCAGTCGATCTCGACGGTGACCGTGGAGCCGTTCTTGTCGAGCACGGTGAGGGTGTAGACGTCGGCGATCGCGACGCCGGAGTCCAGCCAGGTGGGCGTGCCCACCACCGGCGTGTTGAGGATGTTGACGGTCCGGAGGCGGAGGTTGCCGACGGGTTGCCCCACCTGCGACGCGAGTCGCAGGACAAGGTCAGCGCTCATTGTGGTCTCCTAGATGCGGTAGAGAGTCAGCTCCACGCTGCACTGAGTGCGCGCGGCCAGTTGAGCCGAACCGTCGGCCAGGGTCTCCGGGTATGCCTCGGGGAAGGATTGACCGGCGCGCAGGAACGGCGTGATCTTCTGCTCCGACCTCGGCCCGAACATGCAGGTTGCCGGGGTCGCCGCTGCGTGGGTGAGCACGGTGACCGGCCCGCTGCCGGCGAGGAGCTGTTCGACGATCGCCACATCCGCCCCGGACATGACCTCCCAAGCGAGACGCAGCTTTCGGCTGTCCACGGTCTGCGGCACCTCAGTGACGATTGCCTGGCCCCCGATGGCGACGGACACGCTCCGCAGCGATCCGCCCTCCTCAAGTCGCGAGAGGATCTTGGGGGGGACGGTCACGGTGAGCTCGACCTCGCCCCGCTCGATTGCCACGAAGCTCATGGCGCGCTCCCGGTGGTCGGCGGGATCCGGCCGTTCACAATATCGTTGATGAGCTTCTGTAGGTCCGGCATGTCGAACTCGACGGGAATTCGGAGCTTGAGGTTGGCGGCGGCGGCGCCGAGTTGCTCCTGCATCGAGTCGAGGCCCTCCTTCGTCCCGTCAACGAAACCGCCTTTGATGCCGCTCTTGAACTGGGCCTCCACCCGCGCCAGTTCGGCGGCGTTCGCGGCGGATGCCTCCCGCATCGCCGCCGGAAGGGTTCCCAGGCCTCGGAGGAGATCGCCAACCCAGAGATCATTTTTGCTCTTGATCGCTTCCGCCATGTTGTCGAGCACGGGGGGCACGTCCACGCCCATCTTCTTGGCCTGCTCGATGACCTCGAGGATCTTCGGACCGGCGGCTGCGATGATCTGCTGGGCGTCGATGCCCTCCTTCTGCATGACCTGGAGATCCACCATCGTCTTCTTGAGTTGCTCCCGCACGTCGCTCTTGGTGACCACGCCGTAGAACTTATTCACCTGCTCCGTGTAGGTGGCGAGCTTCTGCTGGTTGTCGCGGATCTTGTTCCCTAGATCGATGTAGTACTGCGTGTAACCGTCGCGGACCGTCTTCGTGGCCGTGATCACCCGCCCGTGTTGCTCGACCGCTTCGATCAGCTCCGCCAGGCGCCGGGCGTTCTCCTTGGTGCGCACCGCCTGGAAATCCCATTCGGGGCCGGTCAACTTCAGGCTGGTGCGCATGTGCTCGTATTGTGCGGCTGCGCTTTGGAAGCGCTCCTCGCTACCTGCGAGAGCCTTCGCGTAGTCCTTGAGTGGGCCGGAGGCGGTGGCAAAAAGTCCGCTGGTGCCGGAGACCTTCAACATGAAGGTCCCGACCGCCGCACCAGCGGCGAGGGCCGCCACGACCAATCCGGCCACCGGACCCGCACCGAAGGCACCGACGACCGCCGAAACGGAGGTCGTTGCCGTCTTCATTGACATGAGGGCATTGGCGCCCTCGAGCACCGACCTGCTCATCACGAGTGCGGATCTGCCGATCGTCGCGTAGCTCGAGACGCTCGTGCCGGCCACACTGTCGAAGACGATCGCCATCGCGTTCAGGCGCCGTCCAACATCCCCCGCAGCGGTGCCGGCGATCGCGAGACCGCTACTTGCGGCCCTTCCATGTCGCCCGGCGTCGGTGGCGAACTTGCCGAGGGTGATCGTGCCGGCCGCGAGCTTTGCCTGGAAGTCGGAGGTATCCGCCCCGATCCGGGCGTAGATCGAGCCGATGGAACTTCCGGCGCCAGCCATCTAGTCTCCGACGGTCCACCGGCGGATATTGCCGGCGATCCCCTCAAGCATCTGGCGCGAGAGACCATCCCGCAAGAACTTCACAGCAGGTCGCATGAAGGACTGAGCGGCCATGTTCGGGCGCCGCTGTCCCTGGATGTACTTGCCTTCTTCGAGTTTCTTCTGGCGTTTGAACTCCCGCTTGCTGAGCACCAGCATGTTCGATTCGTAGCTGGCGAGGCCCGCCGCGGCGCTCTGCTGCATCCTCTTGCGGAGCGCCAACGAGGCCTCGTAGTTCGCCCGCCGGCGCTTGACCCGGGCCGATTCCCCCCCGCTGCGGCCGGTCCCTAGACCAAACTCCTGGAAGATGCCGTAGTACACGGCACGCCCGAGGCGCACCCAGTAGTAACAGAAACCGCGGCCGATCTTCATGAGGTCCGCGATGAGACCGCCCGCCAGCGCACCGGTACGCTTCGGCGCCAAAGATGCCGCCAAATCCTTCAGCACATTCGCGGCTTCCGCGACGATCGGCCGCATCACGGCGCCCTGCACGGACGTGCTCATCCCGTCCATGCGCAGCTGCATCTCCTTCGTGCCGACCATCGTCACCTTGATACCGTCCATGCGGCTAGCGCTTCCCCCGCCCGAACATGGCCACGAGGCGGCCGTAAAGATGATCCCCGGCGGCGAGCGGTGGCAAGCCTTCCCCGGCCGGCCGCTCCGAGGCGGGCGCGCAGCCGAAGCCGTACCAGGCCTGCCACTCGGAGAACTCAGGCGAGTCCATGCAAGCGCCCAGCTCCGCCGCCGTCATCCCGAGCTCACGGGCGAGGAAGAAGAGGAACCAGCGGCCGGAGTGGCGGCGGAGCCTTTTCCCAGGGCGTCCAGGTCTTCGGCCCGCAGGCCGTTGAGCCGCAGGGCAACCGCGAACGCCGGCTCCAATGCAACCGCCGGGAGCGCCTTTAGCGCTTCGAAATCGCCATCACCGAAAATGCGGGCCCCATCCTCCGCCACGAGGCAGCGAGACAGCAGCTCGGCGCGCAGAATGCCCTGGTCGCTCGCCGCCTCGACGACCCGGCGGTCGAAGACGTCGCGCTCCGCGACGGTGAGCACACGGATCCCCACGATGCCGCCGAGGGCAGGCAGATCGACGAGCTCCGGGGGGACAGCCGATGCGAGGATCTGATCGCGAGTTAACCGGTTCATGCCGCCTCCTGCCAGGTGTCCTCGTTGATGGCGAGCGTGGTCTTGACCGTGATCAACTTGTCGAAGGGGACGTCGATGGGGAAGCCGCTCACGCGGGCCGTGAACGTGAAGATCTTCGTGCCCGTCGAGGTCGGGATCGTCAGCTTGAAGTTGTCGTCGCTGCCCGCGATGCAGGCGTCATAAAGCGCCTGGTGTACGGCATCGGAACCATTGTAGAAGAACTCGATGCCGACCGTCCCGCTCCGCTTCTCGCTGTAGCCGTCCTTCTTCTCGCGCACGGTCGTTGGGCTGGATCCGGAGGTCGAGTCCAATTTCTCAGGGTCGCCGGCACCCGGAGGATCCGGCGTGAGCTTGGTGACGCCCTTCAACTCGGTGAACACTTCCGGGGTTTCCCCGTCCCCGTGCTCGATCTTCATTCCCCTCGCGAATACCGCCGTGTCGTTCGACATATCAAGCCTCCCTGTGCTGTATGCTCAACTGCACTACTCTGCCGTAGAGCTTGAGGGTTTCCTCATATAGATCCTGGCCTTCCTCGGCAGTAGCCCAGCCGATCGAGACATCGCCAAGAGGCCCCCTGGTCCCATCGAGCGCCTTCCGCAAGACGCGCGCCAAACTTGTCGCCTCCGCGTAGCTCTTCGCCCAACACGTCAAAGCGTAGGTTGACTCGACGGATGATGTTGGACCGTCCGCCGCACGTTCCCGGGGCCCGGCCATGCGCTGATGGACGATCACGGGATAGGGCGGTTCCTGTGGTATAACCACGGCATAGAATCGGGTCCCGATGATCGCCGCGATATCGACCTCCGCGGTGACAAAGGCGAACAACCCTTCCTCGATCGTCACGCCGCCGCCTCCGGGATCTCCCGACACATCAATTGCAGCTCGCGATGGCGTTCCTCGGGGTCCACGATCGAGAGGATCTCGAGCGTCCTGTCATCGTGGATCACGCGCATGGTGGTGTCCAGCCCGGCTCGGTAACGGATGCGCACCCGGATCTGACTCTCCGCGGCCACCTGCTGCGCCTGCCAGAACTCCCGACCCGAAAGGGGCTCGACCGCGGCATATACGGTGACCACGTCGCTCCATGTCTCGATCACTTCACCAGCGCTACCCTGGGTGATGGTGAGCTGCTGGATGGTGACCCGGTGGCGGAGGCTGCCGGCCTTCATGGGCGGGATCGCATCACGGACGCTACGGCAAGCGGATGACGGCGAACTTGACGGTGGCGGCGGAGCCCGCGAACCAGAGCTTGCCGTCGGTTTGCCGGAAAGCATCGCTTCGGAACGGGCCGAAGAACGCTATCTTGCCGGCATCCAGGTTGTAGTCCGCGATGGTCGCGGTCCGCCCGAAGGCGTCCGTGGCACCGCTGATCGTGACCGTCCCGGGATCGGTCTCGTGGGTGTTCCAGATCAGGAGAATCTCGTTCCCGGTGCAGACGGCCGAATTGAACCAGGTGAGCTCCGCCGGGGTCCAGACGAGTATCCGTGCGCCCGACACGTTGGTGATCGGCGCGAGCGTCTGGATCCCGAAAGCCACGGGCGTGACGACGGCGCGGCCGTACGCCCCGCCGGGAGTCGGCGTCCCGGTCGCCGTGGGCGTCGGAGTCCGCGTGGGAGTCAAGGTCGGAGTCGGCGTGACGGTCGGGGTGGGCGTCTGGGCCCACGCGCC